GGTGCTCCACAGCATTTTGCTGACATTCTCTATACTATGGAAGACGGAACTATAGTAGACACAGGAGTCGAAGTCACAGAAAACTTCACAAAGAATCCTTATTCTACAAGTCAGACTCCAAAGGTTAACCCTAAAACAGGGGAAATCGTAACAGCTGTTAACCCAATCAATGGGGCACTAATGCCTGTCTATCGTCACACTAAGTTGACATCGGCAGGTTTAGTTGAGCATAGCTTTGTAGACCCAAACAAATCAGTTGGGACACAATCATCGCCAGCTAACCCAAAGGTTAACGTAGCTAATACAGGCCTTGCATCGTAAAATTGGTTAACGATGCAAAATAAGGAAGGGAAAGGAACAGTCAGAGAGTAACGCATTCTCTCTTTCTGTTCCCCCTTTTTTATTATGGCATACATTCAAACACACTTTATTCAAACGTAGAACTAATGGGGAAAATGAAATACTTATTTGGTCTCATAGAAGACCAAGAATACTATAGCTTTAAGGCTGCAATTAACAAGGCTAAGCACAAAGGAGAAACAGAAATAAACTTTAGAGGTAGAACCTTAACACTGCAACAAGCAGAGGCATCATTAATTATTATGATGAAACATTTAAATTCAAGCACATGAAACCAAATATCAAATTCATCGGTAACAAATCTATTCAAACGTCTAATCACTATCATAATTGTTCGCTGCAGACCTGCATAAACTATTGCAACAGTAAGACAGTATTGGCTATTGATACAGAGACCGAGGGATTTGATTTCCTAAACGATAGAATGACTATGTTCCAGATTGGGGATCAAGACACACAGTTTGTTATTGACACAAGAGAGGTTAGCATCAGTGATCTACGCGGTGTTATTGAGAACCCTAACATCGTTAAGGTATTGCATAACGCTAAGTTCGATTACAAGTTCATCAAGAGATGGGTTGGGGCTGATTTAGTTAACGTGTGTGATACTATGCTACAAGAAAAGCTAATTACATGCGGGAAAGCATCAATGAGTGTATCTCTAGCTAACACATTATCTCGACGTCTTGATATAACACTTAGCAAGGAAGAACGCAACTCATTTCTTAATTTACAAGGGAGACCTTTTACTTATTCGCAAATTGAATACGGGGCAATGGATGTCTTGTATTTAATCAGCATACGAGAAAAGCAATTAGTTGAGATTAAAAACTTAAATCTTGAAGCTGTTACAGATTTGGAAAACAAAGCAGTAATAGTATTCTCTGAAATAGAATACGAAGGTATTCTGTTAGACCAAAAAAGATGGTTAGGATTATCTGATATAAATACTAAGAAAACTTTTGAAAGTATTCAGGTATTAGATAATGCTGTTGTAAGTCACCCTCAATTGCAGAAATATAATCTCCCTATTCAAGGAGATTTGTTTTCAAACAATGTTAAGAATACATATATAAACTGGAATTCCCCAAGTCAAGTACTACGACTATTTCAGAACATGATACCAGAACTTGAAGATGTTAACGGTAAGAACTTGCTTAAGCACAAAAAGAATGAGATAATTAAAAGATATATTCAATACAAAGAGCAAGCTAAATTATCAGCAGCTTATGGCGAACAATTCTTTAAATATCTAAATAAGGCTGACAATAAAATTCATACTAACTTCTCTCAAATACTTGACACCGGGAGAGTGTCTTCTAGTAAACCTAATATGCAACAGATACCTGGGAATAATATATACAGGAACTGTTTCTTAGCACCTGAAGGATGGGTATTTGTATCATCAGATTATTCATCTCAAGAGCTTAATGTTATTGCTTACGGTAGTCAAGATCCAGTGTGGTTAAAAGCATTAGAGCAAGGACAAGACCTTCATTCAGTATGTGCTGACCTTGTATATGGAGATAAATGGGCAAATTCTGCTGAAGAAGATTGTAAATACATGTCTTCAAAAGAAAAATGTAATTGCCCTAAGCATAAGTTATTACGAACAAATGTAAAGACAGTTAACTTTGGCCTTGCTTATGGTATGGGCCCTAAGAAATTGTCTGAAACTATTGGGGTATCTATGACAGAAGCTAAAGCTCTTATCACACAATACTTTAAAGCTTTCCCATCTATCAAAGGATTTTTAGATAAACTTGGGGAGTTTGGGGTTAAGAACGGTTATATACGTACGTTTAAACCATTTAAAAGACGACGATGGTTTGACAATTGGTATCCAAAAATGTATTCTGATAAAGGTGCAGAGTTTGGGTCAATTGAAAGAGCATCTAAAAACACCCCAATTCAAGGATCAAGTGCTGACATGACAAAATTAGCACTTATATATATTCATAACAAGATTAAAAAAGATAATCTTCCTGTTAAGATTATAATGACTGTACACGATCAGATAGATACTATTTGTGAGGAAGAATACGCTGATAAATGGAAAAAAATAATGACTGAATTAATGGAAACAGCTGCTAAAGTTGTTATCCCTAACGGTTTGCTTAAAGCAGACACAAACATTTCTAAAACCTGGGAAAAATGAAGATAATATATGAAGTAGGTGATGTCATCGAGTTAACAGACGATATGGATGTCCCAAATGAACTTGCTGCAGAGCAAGTTGAGTTAATAGAAAAAGTAGGCCGTGGTCTATGGATTGTTGAATCTTTTCACACCGGGCTATCAACTCAAATTGATGAGAAATGGTTCCCAACAACTATATACTAACATGGAAGAAGAAATATTTAGTGACTGCTGTGGAGCATCCACCATCGATACCGAAATGGGTATATGCCCAGATTGTCTGGAGCACTGTGAATTTATAACTGGGGAACAAGATGATTGATTTTATATGCCCTAAGTGTAAGGCAGAAAAACCTCAAAATGGTGTAACTATCAAAGTAATTGAAGACAAAGTAAGGCACGACGTTCAATGTGAATGTGGTGAGTATATGGATTTAAAAACTCCTAAAACAGGATGTGCAAGTTTTAGATCTAATTCAATGGGACAGTTATGAAGCAAGATAATCTAGAATTAAAAATATTTGCCGCAGCATTATTACTACAAGAATTATTAGATGAAACCGTAGGAGAAACACGGTTTAAACATAAAATGAGACATAGTATTAATGGTATATCTAAGGAATTAGATAAAGTATTAACAGTAGAGGTAGCTAATGACGTAAGTATACTAGTAAACAAAGTTATACAAGTCATAGACGATACTATTGAGGAAGAATTAAAAGATATAATTTAAAATTAACCACCATGGGAAGAGCAACAGAAGACTTAAATCCTCATATGCAAGAAACAGTAGAATCTGTGTATCGCATGATAGAGGAAATAACTGGTGTCTCAAAAGCCAGATTAATAATGAAATGTAGTAGACGAACTACAGTAGATGCAAGGAAAATCCTTGTCAATTTATTACGAAACCACACAAAAATTACATTATATGCCGTAGCAAAAGAACTAAACAAAGATCATGGGACTATGATGCATTACGAGAAATTACATTCAACTCATATGCATGAAGCAGAGTATAGGCGTATGTATTCTGCTGTAGCAGGTATGTATGCTAACAGCACTGCAGCAACTGTACATGATTCCATAGACACTCAATGTGTTGAGCTTCAAAAATTAGAAGCGGAGTTTAATGTTTTGCAATCTAAAATGTCTGAGTTAGCAAACGATATTAAAATACAGGCAGCATTATTACCTAAAACCTATTAACTATGAGTTTAAACACGTATGAATTAGAAACAGAAGGAGAAAACCTTGCAGGCTTTGTTTTAGAAATAGAATATGAATATGCTCCTGGGTTTTCAGGTTCTCACGATGAGCCTCCTGAAATTGACAATATTAATATTATTAATATTAAATGCACTGTACCACGTCTTGAAGATCAATATCGATTAGAAAATCTTTTAATAAGATATGAAAAAGAAGGAGGTGGCAGGTATAATCCTGATGATGACAGATAATAATTTAAGAAACAATGGATATAATTAAAGTAAAAGATGAGGAACAGCGTAAAGCCCTCAACTCTTGGGCTAGTGCCGGATATAAAGGTAGCGTTATTGCTGGTACTGGTTTTGGGAAGTCTAGGGTGGGTGTTATGGCTGCTGTTAATTCTCTTAAGAAAGATACTACTTTGGATGCTCTTGTACTTGTACCTACAAATCAATTGCAAGATCAGTTTGAAGAAGAATTTATTAAATGGGGATACGCAGAATATCTAGATAGAATTCAAATCATATGCTATCAATCAGCTCACAAACTATTTGATGAGGAGTATTGTATTGTAGTATGTGATGAGGTTCACTTAGGTCTTAGCCCTATATATAGGAAGTTCTTTACTCAGAATTCTTTTGAAAGGATACTATGCTTAACAGCTACTCTCCCAGAAGAAGATGAGTACAAAGCTGTACTTGTAAACTTAGCTAAACCTGTATATACTATATCCTTAGATGTGTGTGTAGATAAAGGATTAGTAGCTCCTTACGAAGTATACTGTGTACCTGTGTCACTTACAGAAGAAGAACAAGGAGATTATAAAGCTGCTAATACTTTATTTGTAAGAATGAAATACATTCTTGGTGGGTTCAATGCATTTCAAAATGCTCAAATGATACTATCAGGTAAAATGTCAGGAAACAAAGGTGCAGCTGCTCAGTTTTATAACGCTATTCGTAAAAGAAAGCATGTGGTACAACATGCTGAGCATAAAATAGATAAAGCTGTAGAAATAGTTAATCACTATCATAATTCCAAGATACTAACCTTTGCAGGCTCTAATGATTTTACAGACTTAATGTGTGATTGTATTGATAACTCGGCTGTGTATCACAGTAGAAAAACTAAGAAACAACGTGAAAAAACGTTAGAAGCTTTTAGAAACGGGGATATCAATGTACTATGTTCAACTAAAGCTCTCAACCAAGGATTTGATGTAAAGAATGCAGAGGTTGGGATTATAGCTGGGCTAGATAGTAAGGCTTTATCTATGATACAGCGTATCGGTAGACTTATTAGAAAAGATGGGGATAAGATCGGTAAGATCTATATCCTATATGTAAAAGACTCTCAAGAAGAAAAATGGCTTAACAATGCTATTAAAGGATTAAATAATATAAACCGAGACACAGATCTCACAACACATTTTAACAATGCATGCTAAATACACACAAAAAATGGAGGATATAATCCTCAAAAGGTACCGACGTAGTACTTTATTACAAATTGATACCGCTAAAGATATCTTTAAAGATTTTAAGCAAATGTTTTCTGATGAATCACTAGAAAATATAACTCCTGCTAGAATTAGGAGTAAGTTTCAAACTATGCAAAAGCTTAGAAGAGATAAACCTATTCTTGCTAAAACTCCTTCATATGATTGGCCCCCAGAATCCCCAAAAACAAGTTTTAAGGACTCTATGTTTGATGTTATGAGAAGATCAGAAAACATGACTATAACAATAAAAGGTACAGAAATAACCGTAGTGTTTAAATAATTGATATGGTAATAGAAATTAATACAGAAACTCTCACAGAAATTGGGATAACTGCGGATGATTTCTTATATTTGTATTTATTGTATTCCCGTGATTATGCAGTATTAGAAAAGTTAAAGTTAAAGCCAGATACTAAAGCTTTGCAAACCAAAGGCTTAGTTAAGTTAGGAGAGGGGCTCAAATTTCACATTATTAGACAAGATTTCTTGGATTTATTTCAAGCATCTTTCGATCAAATGTGGAGTGAGCTCCTCTCTTATTACCCTATAAAAGTTTCATGTAAAGGAACTGATAGGATTCTAAGGGCTAGAGACTCTACTGCTAAGGCTAATCAAAAAGCAAGAATAAAGTATAAGAGTATCATTGGTAAAGACAAAACAAAGCATGATCGCATTGTTACATGTCTTAAAAATGAGTTAACCTTTCGCAAGAAGGGTGATTCTCTTGGCTTTATGAAAATGCTGCCAACGTGGGTTAACAGTTATGAATGGGATAATTATGAAAACATAGATGGAACAGAAACCACCGGAGAAGTTACAAGGAGGATCACACGCAGACTTTGAGATTTCAAAGATTAAACTGCTAAGACATATATCTACATCTGTAGACCAAAGTATATCTGATGTAAAAGCAGGTATGAATGGGAAACGTAAGGTGTATCCTACAGCTTGGAAATCTCTCAACAAAAATTTGATGGGGGGTTTACAACCTGGTAAAATGTATGTTATTGCAGGTCGTCCTGGTGTAGGTAAATCAGCGTTTAGTAATCAGTTAATCTTCGACGTCTTAGACTCTAATAAAAATAAAGCTATTATAGTTATTTATTGGAGCTTCGAGATGCCTGGAGAGCAACAGATACTAAGAGCAGGTAGCAAGGATACTAAGCTTCAAACACACGAGCTTCTATCAGTAGAACAAAGATTATCTGACGATAAGTTTGATTCTTATGTAGAAAGTGTAAAGAAGTATAAAGAATATCCTATCTATTTCTGCTCTATACCTCAAGACATGGAAGAAGTTAAAAAGATTAACGAAAGTGTGTTTACTAAATACCCTAGTCACACAGTAATTAATCTTATTGACCACTCTAGACTTGTTCTTGGGAAAGCTGATACAGAGTTACAAAGACTCAATGTATTATCTAAATCCTGTATGTGGATGCAAGCACGCATGTCGTGCATTACTATACTTTTATCTCAACTTAATAGAAATATTGAGCAAGAGTACAGAGCTAAACAACAGTATCAACCTTTACTAACTGATCTCTTTGGGGGAGACAGTATAGGTCAAGACGCACACGTTGTGATGATGCTGCAAAGACCGTATGATTTATACGGAATTACAGATATGTATTGCGGAGAAGACCCAATAGGGTTGATGGCAATACATGTAGAAAAAAACCGAGACGGTTTACTTGGGATGATACCATTCGAAACTGATCTCTCAACATTTACTATTAATGAAAGGAAAAAAAAGTCCTAAAAAGCCTGTAAAAAAAGCAAAGGCTGTTGCAAAACCTAAATATAAAGATTGGTTTGAATATTTACGTATAAACTATAATGCTTTTGACATTATGAAAACTAATAGATAATAATGGAACTTCCTAAAAAGAAAATTAAAGCAGCTCGCAAGAGCCCTAAAAATTTAGTAATATATGGTCCTCCTAAAATTGGGAAGACCACTGTTCTTTCACAGCTTGAGAATTGTCTAATCATAGATCTAGAAGATGGATCAGATATGATTGACGCTCTTAAAGTCAAAGCTAATTCACTTGCGGAATTGGCTGAGATTGGGAAAGCAATAATCGCAGATGGTAAACCTTACAAGTATATAGCTGTAGACACCGTGACTCAATTAGAAGTCTGGTGTGAGGCAGAAGGCAAAGAAATGTATAAACAAACACCTATGGGCAAGAACTTTGACCCTAAGAACACAGGCTTATCTATTCTTTCTCTACCGAACGGTGCCGGCTATTTATATCTTCGTTTGGCTTACAAAAAGTGGTTTGATCGGTTAAACAAACTAGCTGACCATGTCATTCTAGTCGGGCATCTTAAAGACAAGATGATTGATAAGAAAGGTAAGGAAGTTAGAAGTATGGACTTAGATCTTACTGGTAAACTTCGTTCTATTACATGTGCTAATGCTGACGCTATTGGTTACATATATAGAGACGGGGACACTACGCGTATCTCTTTTAACTCTGAGGGAGATATAACTGCAGGTTCTAGATGTGCGCATCTAAGAGGGCAGGATATGGATTTAGATTGGGGTAAAATATTTATAGATTAATTAAAAATAACATGTCAATAGACACACGAGTAAACCAAGAAGACAACCATGTTGTCTCAGAAGAGAGAATGACTCCTCCTACACAAATTACAGTTTCACAAATTGTAGAAGATTTAGATAACGGTAGAGACCGTAAAGCTATCAAAACTAAATACGGATTAACAGCTGACGAAATTAAAATGATATTCGAACACCCAAAATTAAAGGGTATGCGAGTTAAGAAATCTAAAGTTATGAGATTTACATTAGTAGACGATACTGTAACAAAATCTAATCAAGTAACTATTGGAGATGTTATCGAACAAGTTTCTACTGAAACTGCTGCAATTGTAGATGTTCAAAGCTTTCCAAGCTCAGGAGAATGGGACAACCAAACAAGAGTAGAAGAAGGGTTAGATTACAAAGGAGATAATAATTCATATAACACAGAAATTCAAGACTAATGGCTATTCAAAGTAACAGTTCCGACGTAGAAGTTACAGGAGGAATTCCGCTCTATACAGGTATAGGAGCGATGAGTGTAGTAGCAGTTAACCCAACATTGGGAGAACTCAACGCTATAGGAGTAAAGATGAAAACAGAACCTAATTACCAAGACATAAGTTTTAGTGATGACGGTCCTACGTACAACAAGTTAACCTTCTGGCTAAGCAATGAAGAGCATAACTTTACTTGTCGTATGGAGATCCTAGTTACACCTGGGCCTAGACAACTATCTAAGACTGGGAAGTATCAATGGTCCAACTCTGTAGGTCAAACAGCTTGGGGTGCAGAAAACCCAGCTGATACCTATGAGTGGTTTAAAGACAAAGGAGTAAGACGCACTTATCAGGGCGAGGATACTCTTATTGAATTCATCAAAGCATGGGCTAACATACCTAACGGTGGCGAATGTAGTTTAGATACTATAGATGCTATATTCAAAGGGGATGTTGAAGAACTTACTCAGCTTGTAGCAACTCTTAAAGACAACAAAGTACGTTGTTTACTAGGTGTTAAAGATGGTAAGTATCAGCAGGTGTATACAAAATGTTTTGGCCGTCTTAAGCCTAAACGTAATGATATGTTTGCTCGTGCATTAAACGATGACTATCGTCAATTCAAAGCAGAATACAATGAAGATTTAGAACTTCAAAGGTATTCTCCTAGTGTAGTTGTTTCTAACGAGAGTGCACCTAAGCCTCTTAGTCTAGAAGACAACTGGTAATTAAATAATATAGGAGGTATGGGTTTTGGGAATAACAGTACTTTGTAATCCCCTACTAAGACATCTAGCGCACCTCCTTTTATTTACCATGATACAGTCAAGACAAGATAGTTCAATAAGAATTTTTATAGATAAAGATGTTTTATTTAGTAAGATAAGTCCTTATCAAGTATTCAAACATTTCTGTTCCCCGTTTGAAAAAGCAGGAAAGAAATTTAAGAGTGACTTGAGAAAAGACTCAACTCCTACAGTATCTATTGCTTTTATTAAAGATACTTTAATATATAAAGACTTTGGAAATGATGAGCATGTATTCGATTGTATTGGGTATGTGCAACACAAATACAATGTAGATTTTTATGGGGCTCTTATGCAGATAGACTTAGCCTTTGGTGTAGGTATGTCTGAAGGAAAATTACGTGAAGAACCTTTGTTAAAACTAATGCCGGAACCAGTATTTGTAGCTAAACAATCAGCTAATATCTCAGTAAAAACCAGACCTTGGGATTACAGAGATAAACAATATTGGGAACAATTTGGTGTTACTAAAAAAATTCTTCGTAAATTTGACGTTTTACCTATTAATTACTATTGGATAAATGAAGAACGTTTTTCGTGTAATAGTGTCAGCTATCGTTATCGTTTTGACTGCGGTTATAAGATTTACCGTCCGCTTGAAGCGGATTTTAAATGGAGTTCTAACGTGGGTAGTAGCTGCATACAGGGTTATAATCAACTTCCTACAACTGGTGGGGAAATATTTCTCACAAGTTCCCTCAAGGATATCATGTGCTTGGAAGTGCTTGGTTATGCATCCATTGCTTTACAATCAGAAATGCTTATGCCAAGCAACCAAACCATTGAGGAAATTCAAACGCGCTTCGAAAAAGTAACTGTACTTTACGACAATGACTATCACAAGTCCAGTAATCCTGGACAAACGATGGCTAAGAAAATTTGTCGTAAGTTTGGGTTATTAAATCTATGTATTCCTGACAAGTATAAGTCAAAGGATATATCAGACTTAGTAAAACATCACAGTTTAAAAGAAGCACAGAATGTCATCAAGAACGTGGAAAGGACGAGCCAAGAGGGGCTCAAAGATAAAGTCGAAGCCGACAGAAGTGGACGGGATCAAGTTCCGTTCTAAACTAGAGGCTCATTGTTATCGTATGCTTACAGATGCAGGCATTGCCTGTGATTATGAAAAGCATAAGTATGTACTATTAGAAGGGTTTCATTATCCCGCAAGTAGATATGAAGATAACGGTAAGACAGGTTATCAAGATAAGATTAAACATAAAGTTCGAGATATTACGTATACTCCTGATTTTGTAGATCCACACGGTAAGTGGATTATAGAATGCAAAGGGTATGCGAACGAGCGTTTTCCATTAAAGTGGAAGATGTTCTTAGACCTAATGATGAAACAAGAAGACCCACCTGTGTTATTTGTTCCTAGAAATCAAGGACAAAATATAACTACAGTTGCAGAAATATTGGAGCTTATGTCTCCAACAGCTACTGTTTTATAAATAATATTAAATACTAATCGTAAAGCCCCAGTTAATAGCTGGGGTTTTTTCATTTTAAATAATTAAATCATGAGTATAAAAACTATTGATAACGACATCGTTACAAACACAGGAGGTGTTGCTAAGAAAATCAATAAAGGTGCTGAGAAGATGGTGTTTGACATCTTACAGTCTACACAATATTCTACGCCCATACCTTCAACTGTACGTGAGCTGGTGACTAACGCCTGCGATTCACAACGGGAGAAGGAGATGGCATTAGAGATATTAAAAGGAGAGAAAAGAATAGATCAGTACTATATAGAAAGAAAAGGAGAAGCATATGCTGATTCTAATTTTGATTCCAGTTATTATAATCAAGAATCTTTAGATAAAGAAAACTGTCATGTTCAAATTACGTATAAACAAAACGAAGGAATAGGATTTTGTGATACGTTTACTGTTAAAGATTACGGCGTAGGTATTGGAGGTAAGCGTTTAGAAGGTATCCTAGAGTTAGGTTACTCAACTAAGCGTAATACTTCTGAGAACTTCGGTGCGTTTGGTTTAGGTGCTAAGGTAGCTTTATCTACAGGTGTAGATTTCTACAACATTACTACTGTGCATAACGGCAAGAAGTTTCAATTAAGCTGCTATCCGTATACTACTAAGTTTAATGTGCCTGCATTTAATCCGTTTATTACATTCTCTGATGGTACTAAAGTTCACTATCATAATACAGACGAGCTTAACTACACAGAAATATCATTTGGTGTAAAAAAGCATAACCGTAACAGGTTTGAAGAAGCTGTTGAAGAGCAGCTTATGTATTTAAGCAACGTTAAGCTTAAAGTTATCAATGAAGATGGATATGAATCTCCTAGGAATTTCCTATCTGAAGTTATACACAACTCTAACTCTCTGCTTGTAGCAGACAGCTATATGTATTCTAGGCCCCATATCGTAATCGTTAAAGCTCCTGGTGCAACCACGGGCATTAACTATGGGTATGTAGACTTTAGAGAGCTAGAGATGGAACAACTGTGGGGTTCTGTAGGTCTTAAGTGTCCTATGCGTCAAGTCTTAAAAGACGAGACAGGTAAAGAGATAGTTCTTCAGGAGGGTGTAGAAGTTACTCCTTCTCGTGAGAAAGTTATATGGAATGAGCACACTAAGAAGTTTGTTCAAGACCTTATTCTTAAAGCTGCTGAAGAAGCTGTTGACTTAGTGCAAGATCAACTACAAAGTACTGATTTCTTAGAATGGATTAAAGCATGCAGAGATGTATTGACTGATTCTATGAATGCAGATAATTCAGCACTGCGTCAGATTTCTAAGATCATTGATACTAATAACATGAAACCTAAGTTCTCGGATACTACTTTACAGTATGCAGGACCTAAAGGATTGTTTAAAGCTTTTAATATTAGTAAAGTTACTGCTCTTGTTAAAGGAGGTAAGCTGTCTATTGAAACTAATTCTACAGAAAGCTGGTCAGATATTGATTTTGATAAAGTATACTTTAGAGAAGAAGGTGACAGTAGAAATAACTTAAAAGATCATTTTATTATTGGTAATTCATCTGATTATGGAAAAAGATCTTTTACGCTTATTACTCCTAAGAGTCTAGATACTCTTACGTTAAAAGCTGCGTCTAACGATACAGATATGCTTCAGCTAGCTAAGATGCAGACAAATCAAGACTTGTTAACTCCGCTACTTAAAGATTCAAAACTATTTAAAGACTACTCAATTGTAGAGCCAGACGATGAATGGCTTGAAGAGTTTAAAGATAGAGAGATAGAAGTATCTGAGTTACAGGCTACTGAAGGTTTATCTGCTGCTGAAATACGTATGATTGAAAAGCGTATAGTTGCTTTCTCTCTTAGGAATAACGGTAGTTGGTGTCAAAGTGATGATGCAACAGTTTCTACATTTACGTGGGATAAAGTTGAGCCTAAGCTAAAGACTGTAATGACTAGTGATCGTGTGACTTACTATTGTACTCGTGAAGATGAGTTATGGATGAAGTTAGCTGCAGAAATTATGCGGAACCAAGCTCCTAAAATACGAGAAGTATATCAAAATTGTAGTTACGATGGTTATGGGGATACACGAGGATCTAATGACAATGCTGTGTATTACTACGATGAAGTACCTGCAATATTAGGTAGACATTATTCTGGAACAAATCTAACTAAAGGTTTTCAAGAAGATTTGTCTTTTATAACTACGCCTCAGCTATTAAGAGTTGCAGAGAATAAGATCAAGTATGTTCAGAAGAATCCTAATTGTTACCCAATAAAAGATTTCTTTCTACAACTAACAAATGAAGGTAAATATACTATGAGTAAAGAAGTAATAAATTGGATGAATTCCAGAATAGCAGGAAAGACTCCTGATTGGGTGTGGAAACTAAAAGAAGTTGATCCTAGATTTGAAGATCTAGCACAATTTTTAGAAGAAGCATACAAGAAAGGAGAAAACACGTACATTCGAAGTTTAGAGCTTAAGGATGTATTTACTGAATTCAGAGAGCAAACTAATAGGTTAAAAAAGTTTCAAGAATACTGTACGTCAGTGCAGAATGATGATAACTCTGAAGCCCTAATTGCCTCTAAATCAGCGGAATTGTTTATCTTAGCAGATATACCAGGAGCTGAAATCTTTGATGAAACTGTTGCAGAGTACGCAGCAATACGTGATGAGATTGTGGATGAAGTAGATATATTCTTAAGTGATATGAACTTCTATCAATCAAACAATTCAGATTTTACAAGAGAATTAACTATTTATTTAAAAGCCAAAGGGAAGCTGGCTATTGAGCTACCCACAATTATAAATTCATAACCAATGATACATGTAAGTATTATAGACGATAACATCGTCGGTTCATATGGGGATACACCATTCTCTGTACCTATGGACATTGATCTTTACGGTAAACTAACAACATTAGCTGAAACAGCTAATAGCGTGGAAACTGTAGAGGAGTACAATAACTGTTTATCTGCTTGCCACGATCTAGTGCAAGTAGACTACACTAAAGTTATTGAAGACGGGGCCAATGGTCTTATCTATATTAACCCTGTAACTAAAGAATTTTTCCTTAAACAAGGAGATAAAGTTTCTGTAGTTCCGATGCCTTTAGCGTTAGTAGATAGAATTTATGAATCTATTGATGCAGGAGCAGATTATTCACCTCTTATTAAGATGTGGACACGTTGGTTGCGTAACCCTGTTCTTATGGAGAAGAAAGGAACTGATTTTTCTAATCGGTTCTTTAACTTCGTTAACATGAAGTATGTGCACCCTAAGTTAAAAACAGAGCTTATGGAAGAGCATGGGTTATCTGAAGAAGTTGCTGAACGTAGAGCAACTATGTACCAGATGAAGATTACGCAAGAAGGTTTACTTAACGGTTACAAAGTATCCTCAGAAGTTATGCATGCATACGATACAGAAACAGGTGAACAAGTAGACCGTTACAAGCGTACGTTTAACCCTAACACAGGGGAGATTGATTCTGATGGAATACCTGATACTGTAGAAGAAAGACTCTTTGAACCAGCTATGATGGGAGATAGAGGTGATGCATTTCACTGTGAAGGTGTTAATGGTACTGAACTAGGTCACTTTATTCGTGTCGGATGTAGTCATTACCTTGACTCTTGGTCTCAAGTAAATACTAACGATGAGGCTTCTTGTGTAAAAGGTTTACACGTTGGTGGTCTTAAGTATATCGCTTGGTACAGTGGTGAGATACACAATGTCTTTATCGACCCTATGCACATCGGAGCTGTTCCTGATGATCAAGACGGAGCTATTAGATGTAAGCAGTACTTCGTACACTCTAGTTTGTCTGGAGTAAACGGTAGTATATATCATAGTTCAACCTATGCTGCAAAAACTGATGAAGAATGGAAAGAAATGAGAGAAGAATTAATCACAAATTGGAATAAAGAAGCACACACAGCCGCAGAATATATTGCGATTGATGTCTGATGTAACTAGATTTCCAAAAAATGAAAGCATCTGTTTAATAGATGCTGATTCTCTTATATACTATGAAATGGGTAAACCTACGTTAGAAGAGGCTATTGACAGTCTTGACAAACGTATAGATCATATCCTTGAACAATGTAATACAGACAAATTCTCAGGATTTTTAACTAAGGGAAGATGTTTTAGATATGCTGTTGCTGAGAGTTATAAAAATAATAGAAAAGGGAGACCTAAGCCTATTATCTTTTATGCTCTTGAGCAGCATTTACGTCAAGTATATCATTGTATTAGTATTTCTGAATTAGAAGCAGATGACTTAGTTAGTTACTATTCTCACATAGAGAAAAGAAAAACAGTTATTTGTTCTCCTGATAAAGATGTGTTACATCAATGTGTAGGTATGCATTACAATTATAGAACTGCCGAATTCCTCCACACATCTAATGAAGATGCCAATAGGTTTCTTTGGAAGCAAACTCTTATGGGGGATGCTGTAGATGGTATTCCTGGGTTACCAGGTGTTGGAGAAAAGACAGCAGACAATTGGTTGAAAGGTCGAACTCAAGATTTCGAAAGTTTTACTGTAAAAAAGTATGTCGAAAAGTTTGGTATGATTGAAGGAATTCATAAATTCTATGAAACATTTAATCTAGTGTACATGTTGCGTACAAAGGAAGATATTAAGAAAGCTACAGGATTAACTCTCCCGAAGCTAGAAGTACATTCCTTAGAGCTAGAAGAAATAGACCCTAATCAAACTGAGCTATGGTAAAAGTCCCTATAACTACAATGATACCCCAGAATGGGAGAACTGTGCGATTGTTAGGAGACATTTTAGGATGCAAGCCTACACAAGAAAACAATGAGATTGTTTCTATTGAATGTACTGGAGAAGCAGGACCTTTTGAAATTGCTATTGGTGAAACCGTAAGGGTTACACCTAGTTCTCCTTACAAAGTAAATAAGATAGTAGAAGGAACATTTGATAACAAAGTTGTATGCTATGATTTGATAACAGCAGCTTTAACAGACAGTAGTATCTTTATTCTCCCACTTCTTGGGGGAAATAGAAGACTATTTATGTGGGATTCTTTATTTGTAAATGCATTTATACAAACAGAAGAACACAAAAATTGCATAGCTCTTCTTTATAGATACTCTGGAGATATGTTGTTTCTTAAATTTGAATCTGCATTGTGTTCATTTAGAACCTTTAGAGAAAGATTTGACCCAGATCCTAATCATGTAATGTTCATCTTTGATGTCCCCAAAGAAGCACAAGATTCATACGAGTCTTTTGTAAATGGGAAATATTCTGAGATAGACGATATGTGGAAGTTAAAGATATTAAGTTTTCATGATTTTGCAGCAGATGGCCAGACAGGTCAGATACTGTTTAAAAGCAAATACTTAAAACATTCTTTAGAGGAAAAGATTGGTGTTGAATTAGCTGAAGGCACTGAGTTGCATAGTAAACCTGATTTAAAAACAGAAGGTTTCGATGCTGAATATTATAAACCAGCTCTTAAAACGTTGTAAAAAGAAAGGGGACTAACGTCCCCTTTTTTTATACTGCTGCTTACTTGAGTAGCCACTTTATTTTTTCCTCTGGAGTCATAGTAGATCTCCATCCTTCTAGTAACGGAACAATTCTACCAGCCTTAGCCCAAAACTTACTGTCTCCTTTTTCATTAGGACCAGTTCTTTTTTGGTAGTTTAAATCTTTATCATCTACATCAAAGCCTAGCACACTTGGTGCTGAAAAACTAATAGTATGTTTAAATAAACCTATGTATTTTGTTATAATATTAGACGCAGCTGTTGGGGAATCAAAAGTCTTAAATAATTCTACAGGATTAATAAAAGACGTTAACTCAAGCTGTAATCTTCTTGCTTGGTAAGCACCAAATGATGCTGCGTATGCTGTAGCATCATCATCGTCATCCGCCATCCCTGTTAAAGCTGAAACTAGGAACCCCATTGTGGTCCACATCCCCATTTCATACATAGTCCTTTTAACATTTTGTTGATCTACTAAACTCATAGATTTGTAAACACCAAAAGGATTTGCTCTAGTAGTCCAAGAATTTTTAACCATATCAAAGAAAGATAAATATGAACCTCTTGTAACATCTCCTAGCTCATGATCAACATGATACCCGTCACCGTGACCCCATTTTTTTCTCCAACCTGGTATAAAGTAATTCCTAAATAACAACGCTAACTTTAATGCTGGGTATCTCTTAGCCATAGGAGAATCAAATGCCCCTTTAATTTGGTTAGTTCTTTTAGATATACCATGAAGTTTATTAGTGAACTGACTTGTACTAAAGTTAGCTACTCTAGGGTCTACAGTTAAAACCCCTTTTTTGTTTTTGATGAGCATATCCCACAGATCTGCTTCTTCACCTTTTTCATTTAAAAGAACCTTCCCATTTTTATCTTGCAACTTACCTTTCATATTACGCATCATAGAAAGCATTCTTACACCTGCAGTTTGATGCTCAGGACCATGTTGTAAAGCAAATAAAGTATTTGTGCTGGCAAGTTTACGAGATTTGTTGCTAGTTGCGTCTTTACCTAAAGACTCTGTATTATCAATCATAGCATCAAACATCATCATAGCTTGACCTAACTTAGATTTTGCTACAAACTTTCCAAGGTCTCCTATAGCTGCTCCTTCAGAAGCATATGTTCCTACAGCCCATGCATGATCAGACTTATTAAAGAATTGACCTGCTACAGCTTCTTCATGAGTATTCATGTTATCGAATATAAGCTGGTTACTTGCTTGCAAAGCATTACCTGCTAAACTATTCAGAGCTGTTAAGGTAGTTAAGGATCCAGCTATTTTGTTTAAATCTACAGTCTGCCCAAATATATCCTGGGAACTTTGTTTGTTGTGCATACCGTAAAAATTAGCATCTATAAATTCTTGTAGGTGACGTAAATTTTTACTTTTAGGATCTATTCTAGAAGACTTTGTATTTTCAAACCCTAATTTTTCTGCAACTTGATCTCTAGCAAATCCTCCCCAAGAACTAACAGTAGTAGTCTCTCTTGTTTCATGAGCATTAAGCATCCCAGATACAAGTCCTGACATCTTAGACTTTTCTTTAAACATGTGAGACATATGCCCAAATGTTAAAACACTTGACAGCACATCTCTAGAAACTTCAGACTCATCCATAGAGCTCATGTAATAAAGAGGAACTGTTCTAGAAGGCTTTCCTGCAGAATCAAGTCTCATGCTCCATTCTACATCTTCTCCTTCTCTTATAGTAGCTAAGCTTTTTACCTGCTCTGATATAGTATTACCTAATCCATTTTTTTGAGCTCGCTCAATATCGCTTTTACGAACTGAAGGCATCTGATAAGAATACGTATCCCACCCATTAACCGCTAAACCTCTTGTGCCTGTAATCTTTTGCTTCTCTTGATACTTGTTAATTACATACTCATAGTACTCTTTAAGCTCTGGACTATCTTGTATTGCTGTCCACTTAGGATTTCTATACGATTTATTTGGTTTAACAAGTCTGCCAGAAAATGTGTACCCCCCAGTATTAGGGTTATATATATAAGAGTATGATTTCTCTGCAGCCAATGATGATGACTCATCATACAAAGCATATAATTTATCTTTATCAGATGCTAAAGTAGATTCACCTATAAGAGCAATAGCTTTGTTTACTTCATCTATACGAGCATTAATTTTGTCTATAGCTTCTTGAGCCCCTCTTACAGGTACAGTATTTTCAGACGACCACTTCTCTCTCTTTGCTTGGTATTGATTCCATTTGTCATTGTAAAGAATTCTCTTCGTACCGTCTTCAAGTTCTGTAACTGTTTTTTGCCAATCTTTAAACTCTTGACTTCCTTTGTAAACAAATCCTCCCTTGTCATCTTTAGGCCATCCAGTCTCTTCTTTAATCTGATTCTCCATAGCAGATCTTTTAGAGTAGAAGTCCTTAACGTCGTACTCTTGTACTAACGACAGTATTTTCTTAGACCCATCTCTGCTATCTAAAACTTCTAAAAGATCCTTATTAAATTCGTTAACATTAAAGTCTCCTCCTTTAAAAGTTTTAAATCTTTGGTAGAATTCTTCAGCCTCGTGTAGATCTTCAATAGTTTTTGCGTTTCCTTGATAGATAGCATCTTTAAGTGCAAGAGAAAATAACTGAATATTTGCTTCAGTAGAATACACCATTGGATCTAGCCACATAGCAAATGCACTTTTATCAATGTGTGCATTACGCATCTCATCAATCAGGTTCTGAACCTCTGGCATTTTATTTTTTAGCTGTTCAATTTTTAACTTAAGAAGTTCTTCATTGTAATCTTCTTGAGTTAACGTACCATTTTTTTTAGATGCTCGCAGTTCTTTAAACTTAGGATCTTTTCTGTTTATACCGGTTATATCCTTATTAGCTATAGCATGATCAATAAGAGCTTGAATCTTTGGACTTACTGATCCATTAGTGTAAGTTAAAAGAGTTTCCGCAATAAGAGGAATAACAGTATCTCTGTAGCTAAGATCTAGTCTGTCTAAGTCAAAGATGCTGTCTCGTAAAGAAGATCTCATCACAGATATAGGTCCCCCAACTTCTTCGCTAAGAGACATAGTATTCATTACACTCTCCATCTTTTTAAGGATAGAGTTGTTACTACCATGCAAGCTATCTAATACTTCTTTAATTTCATTTATATTATTTAAAAGCTCTAGCTTCTCATCTTTAGAAAGATTCTCTGAGTTGTCCATCTTGACACGAACATCATTGTAAACTCTTGTAGCTCTGTCTATACGAACGATTGCATGTTCATGTAATTCTAAAATTACTGATAATGTATCTTTCTTTTCTTTTAATCTTAAAGCAGACTTCTTGAGCTCCCGCAAACGGCGTACATCTTTTTTACGCATATCCGATTCAGGCATACTCTCAAGTCTCATTATATCTGACTCGAGAACAATTAAAGCATCTCTAGATAAGTTTGATATTTCTTCATTCAAGTCTCTAGACTGTTGAGCTTTAGTATTAAACACTCCGGACAGTGACAGCTCCCTGATCTCCCCAGCAAACATCTTCTCAGCTAATTCAGCAGCTACATTAGGTCTAACCCCAAATATCTTACCAAGTGCCCTAAGAATCTTATTGATTATCTTTTGGATAGGTGAAGGATTTTGTCTCTCTAACTTTGCTCCCTCCATTCCAATAGCTGTAACAAGTATCTCAGTTCCTAACTGCTCTTCAGTTAATTCCGGATACATCTTTCTAACCATCTCAGCTAACACAGGGTCGGCTTTCACTATCATAGCTACATACGCCTTCCTCTGATCCGCAGGCAGCATGTCAACCAAAATATGCCCAAACTCGTGATACACAGTATCCTCAGTAAGTTGAGATGGATCTAAAAGTATTTCTTTACCCTGCACCATACCTTTTGTGCCTTTAGGTAAAGACTTAAATTGTATGTTAAGCATAATGCCTGCGTTTGCAAACACTCTACGTAACTTATTTACCTTACGTGTAGAATTAGATGCACTTTCTGATATTGCAGCACTTGTTCCTAGATCTCTAGAAAATAATCTGCCTTCGTTATTTGCTTGTTCAGCAGAAAGCTTTGCAAGCTTCTCAACAGCTTGATTATAAGATTCTGTAAGCTGCTCAGCAAGCATGCTGCTAAAGTCATCAAAACCCTGTTCAGCATTATCTAACTCTCTTCGAATAGCGTCAACAATTTTTTGCTGTGCTTCCACTTGTTCAGCAATAGGTAAAGAAGAAAATGTTTCCTCTTCCATTGCAGCTCTTGACGCCTCTTCAAATTCTTCTTTATTTAAGGTCTTCTTACTACTTTGTTGTGTTGGTTTAGATAAAGCTTTGAAAGCTTCTGCTGCTTCTTCTGCTGTATCATAGTCTTCATATAATGAACCATTAACTTTATATTGTATTTCATTTCCAAATAACTCAAGCTCACTACCAAGTGAATCAAATGTTTTAACCTCACTAGGTTGTTGAGTAGAATCTGTCTTATTAGCTATAGCAGATAACGTAGGTCCAGGAGCATTCCATTCACTCTTAATTTCAGAAGTTTCAACACCAACTACACCATCAGGTTGTCCAGAATAGTCTACTTTTTGAGTCCAATCACTTTCTGCAGGATTAGTTATAGGCACAGCTGACAAAGCAAGAAACCCTTTAGATCTACCTAATGGATCTGCTCCACGGTCATCTCTAACATTTAACTCACTGTATCCTTTAAATCCTTTAGGGACAACTTTTACCCACTCATAAGTCTTACCTTTTTCAGGCATTCTTTTTGTAGATATACGGTATACTGCAGCTTCACCAGTAGCAGCGTCTTCTATAATTATAGCTGTATGTTTTTGAAATGTCTGCTTTATTATACTTGGGGAAGGATCTCCATTTACTTTAGGATACAATGTATTACCTCCGTACGTCCTAAGTGCATAACTACTATTAAAATTATCTGTAAAATCAGAAAGAGATGTTGCATCCCCTAAGCTATTTAAAATCTTAGATTGATGCTCTGAAATACCTAAATCGTCTAACATTTTATTAGGTATCAACTCAAACATAGAAGATGGACCTGGACGAAATTCGTTAGTAATAATCTCGTTTGTTAAAAGATCTCTACCAAATCGTTTTACAATAGCTAATTGTTCAGGAGAAGCTGAAGGGAAAAGAAGTGCGGGCTCATATATCATAAGCTCCCACTCTCTAGAAAGTCTATTTTTTTCCGACGCTTCTTTAGATTGCTTAGCATTAAACGTTACAGAATGCACAACTCTCCCATTAATATTAGTTTCTTTCGGATCAATAAGATCTAAAATGGCTACATTTCCTGAATCTGACAACTCTTTAATTGTTGCAAGATTTTGAGCAATGTTTCCTTCAGGGACTAGGTGAACTCTACGCACAGTACTCTCAGACATAATACCTGGATTACTTTCTGTTACATTCCCATTTTTGTCAAAAACAACTCCATCATTAAAGATAGGAGACCCAGGCATTGTAGCAATGTAATGAGCAATTGAGTAATTCATATCTCTATGCTCTTGCTCATTAAAGAATCCTTTACCTACAGTAGTTAAGATGTGTCGTTTAGCAGCTGTAACTGCAGGCTGTGTACCTATAAGACCAAATTGCTCTGCTACCTGAATATTCTTTCTAATATGCTTGTAGTACTCTCTTGTAGATGGATACGCATCTCCAGTAATAAACTTATTTAAAAGAGAAGGTCCTCCCCATAGTCGTTCTTGGCTACCTGTTCCATAAGAACTAGAATAAAAATTTAATTTATCAAGAATTGCAATGTTAGCATGCATTGTACTCTTCTTATCTACTTTAAAAGGAGTAACCATGTCATACAAATTCTTTAAAGAAATAGAATTCATGTGGAAAAACCTTAAGTTATCCTGCATCAACTTTCTTTCTTCGGGAGTCATTTCTTTCTCTCCTTTAGCCCAAGCTATTAAGTCTTCAGACTTCATCTCAGTTACAGTTTGACCTTTTGAAGGCCCAACTATAGCTTTTTGTAAAGAAGGATTTATTGATTCTTTTGCTACAGCAACGGCTTCTAAAACAACTGGATTTTTCATAAATGCAATTGTTTGAGTAGGAGACATTCCTAAACTAAGCATATAGATTTGCAAGTTTGCTGTAAGAGCATTGTCATTAATCTTTGCGTGAATAGGACTTTTAACTGCGTCTAATGCAGCAGAAAGAAATTGAACTATATTACTATCTGTAGTAGGATATAATCCAGTTAATGGCGAAGCAAATTCAGAACGAGTAGCTACATTGTCAAGAGTTTTGCCATCTATTTTAATAAATGGAAACTCTTGTGCTTTACTAATAAGATCTCGATTATTAAGCCCTGCCCCAATAAGTACATTTCTACCAGAAACAGCGTTAGCATATATCCCAATTAAAGAATTTGCTACCATATTATCTACCCCAGTTTTAATTTTTGTCCTAGGGTTATTTAGATCTACGTTAGAATCAACTTCAATACCAAGCTCCTCCATAGCTAACTCAATCTCTACTGTCCCAAGAGGTTCTGTAATCTCATCTATGTGTAAAGTACTAGAAGCAATAGCTTCAAATGTATCAAAAATAACATTATTAATTGCTTTTTCAGATAATTGCTGAACTGATGTATTATTAGGATCTAAAAGAGATGCATAATCTGGGTTAATTCTTTCTCCTTGCTTATTTAACTCAGGGAACATAATAAACATCTTATCAATATCAAAGTCAGCTCCCATCTGTTTAGTGATCTGCCCTGGTACCCTAATAGATTTTGCATAAGATGCAGGAAGAACCTTTACAATCTTCATAATAAGCATAGAGTTCTTACCCTGTTGAGGTATACGATACCCTATAATTCTTCTAAGTTCTTCATTAATAGATTCAAGAGATTGACCCGGATCAATACCAAAAGATCTAAGTACGTCTTCACGAAGTTCTACTTCAGCATGCTTTATTCTATTATCGTCAACTTTTAAAAATTGTAAATCATTTCCTTCTTCAGATGGCCCAAAGTCAGCAAACTGAACCATCTCCATTCCAGAAATACTCTGACGCATTATCTTATTTCTAAATACACTAAAAATAAGTTGCTCTATAGATCTTTGCACAGTAGGAAAAGATGCAGGAACCGTTAAATCAATTCGCCCAATCTCTGTCATACGAGTTTCAAAACCTGATATAACATTTTCGGAAAGACCCTTATCCTCAGACATTGCATAAAGCTTGTTTCGCATAGCAACCATCATGTTATTATGTTCTTTAATAATAACTTTTGGGTCTTGCTTAGTTGGGAGCTTTTCTAATTCTCTAAATAATTTGTCTGCCCCAAACTCTTTTAACACAGCTTTAGAATTAATGTCCATCTTACGAGAGATCGCTTGATGAAAAAGAGATTTTAACTCTCTTCCTGTAATAGGGAATTCATTCTTTAAACTTGGATTTATATAATACGTACCATCATTATATAAATTTGTAAGCATATTTACTTTAGCTTGTCTACCTAAAGTCATTAGCCTTTCTTTTGCTGATGCAGATATATCTTGTGGTATACGTAGATTTTTACCATCAAGAGTTACTACAGATAAATCTGCAAACTCCCCAGGAGAATATGTTACATTATGACTCCCAATCTTAACTTCTTTCTCTACATCCTCTGTATGCACTACATGCACTTCCTGCATTTCATTAGCATACGCTCCTCTTTTTTCCATCCGCTCCACTAAGTCCTTAAGTAAGGGAGTGCTGGCTGCTAATTCATCTGTAATAACAATATAAGAGTTTTTATCAAATACTGGGACAAGCTCGTTATTTATTTCTTCTAATCCTGCGTGAACAGGCTTAACCATAGTAATAGCTCTACCTCCCCACACTCTGTTTCCTGGCTCACCTTCCATATACTTTTTGTACTGAGGCTCATCTGTCTTTAAACTCCACTCTCCTTTACCCATCTCAATAGCTCTCCACATATGAATAGATACTATAGACTGAGCATCGGTAGAATTAATAGCTTCAGCTACGTATTCTTTTTCTCTTGCTTTACCAAGATATGCTGCACGTTCTAAAAATTCTTCTAGTTTTGCAGCTCTTGATTCAGAATTTAAACTTTCTAGTTCCCTAGAAGCATCTTGAACCATATCATTATAAACCTTCATAGCATATGCATCCCCAATAGACTGTGCGTTTTTTTCAGCTACAGCTGTATTATAAGGAGACAAGTTTTTGAGAGTTATCTTATTGTACGTCTCAAACATTCCGTATCTATTGTCTTCTTCTCCCGGCTGCAAAGGCATTTCTTCACCTATTGCTTCCCCACGCATAAACAGATGCCTTCCTGGAGAAGACGACCCTGACTGTCTTTTAATAAAATCTATACCATTCTTAGTAAACTGAACACCTCCTTTCATTAAGGTGTTAATAGCTATAGTACCTAAAATATCATCTTTAACAAAGTTTTTAAACAGCTGTAAATCTGTTTGACCACCTGTAAATTTTTGAGGTAAGTTTTCAAGAACCCATTGCTTAATAGCTTGATTCTTAAGGTTTTCATTAGCAAAAGTTTTATCTTCTAAAACAACTTCGTCTATTAATTCATTCACATACGAGTCAATCATAGACTCTATATGAGCAGAATGAGCATCTAATTGATTCTTTACATCTTCAGAAAACTCTACATTACGCGTCTCTGCTTCCCAAACCTGTCTAGCAAGTTCTAATCTTTGATCTACAGTTTCAGAAGGATTAACAGGTAGTTGAGATATTAAAGACCTTCTTCCTGGGTGTTCATAATCTTTAACCCCATTCTCATCTATAACATAATGATAATTCTCTATCTCTTTATTAGGGGCCTTCTTACCTTCTTCTCGAGCGGTTCTATTTTCCGTCATATCCTTAGTAGCCTTCCAAGTTCTATGAAGATCTACAATCATTTGATTACGGAAAAGTTCTGCAGGAGTTTCTTTTATATTGTATAATTTTCTAGACTCTGGCTGACTAAACTTAGGAAGAGCAAAAGACATCATTTTAGCTCTATCTGAGTGCGTTATTGTGCTGATAAGAGCATTTTCTTTCATACCCCTGCCTAACCAATGCTGCATTCTTAATGCAAGAGATCTTTCTTCAGATAAAGAAGAATAATCGTTAGCAAGATTATAACCTTGCTTTGTTGCATCAAGTATATTTTCATGAAAATCTTTTTGAAACTTGGGAGATAAAAGCAAATTAGATGTAACACTTTTAGTTCTTGGAGTTTCTACACCTGCTTTACCTGCAAACTTTCTAGATGCTGTACCATTTTTAACTGAAGCTACTACGTCACTGTGTTGATCTTTTTGATTAACAGTGTACATTGTTTTATTGCTAGCAGTTTGGAAAGATCCTGCAGATTCTTCTTCAAATACTGGTATAAAAATTTCAGCAATTTTCTGCATGTCTTTACCCATACTACCTATAGTATGAATATTCTGTACAGTATTTCCAAGAATATACTTTTCTATATTTTTAGACAGATTTAAACCACCAAATCCTGATTTAATTAATCCCGCAACAGTTTGTCTGTGTGTAGCTAAAATATTAGGATCTGTATAAAACTGTGTAACTCTTTCTCTTGTCTGAGCTTTAGATTTACCAATATGTATATCTAAATCCCAAAGTAAATCTGATAAAGACTGCAATACTTCAGGAGCGGTCTCTTGACCCCCGGCTATACCATCAAGAACTACTTGAAGATTATCATTAATTTTCTTTTTCTTTCTAGGGTTTATAGAAAGACTAACCCCATCTCTAGTATATAAACCTTGACTAGACTCTGAAAGCTTTTTCCATGAATCTTTAGCAGTTAAAGCAGAAGAATTTCTATTAGGATTAATAATATTAATTTTAGTTCCTCCCTGGTAATCAAGCTGAGTTTGAACTATATTAAAATTCCTCATAGTTAAAGCCATTTGATATATAGTCGCTTGCTGCTCAGCAGAAAACTGACTAATTACCCTAGCTATAGCTTTTGTTTTTGGATTTTTTAAAAGATTTCTCCGCATCTCTTTAAACGAAACAGAATCTTTGGATGCATTAATAACTATTTTGTACACATCTGCAACAGGGATATTAGTATTAAACCCCATGCGGCTACCTCCTCTTCGCTTAGACTCGTCTGCAGGAATTCTAGATAAAAGTCTTTTAGACTTCTGTGATATTTTTTTAAATGGGTTGTTTTCTAAAGACGTTAAAGAATGAACTTTTTCTAAAATTTCTTCATTAGTGACAAGATCTATTTCTACTACCTCCATTTCCGAAGAAAGCTTTACAGTGTATCCGTAATCTTTCATTCTCCTCATAGTCTCTTCTCTAACTCCTCCTTTAATAACAAAGCCCGTATCATCTTTTTCTGAAAACCACGAAGAATAAATTGAACGCATGTTCTCTCCATGAAGAGCACTGCCTCTAACCTGCCTTGGTAAAATAAATTGATCTCCTACTTTACCTTTATGAGGAGTTCCCCAAATATTTTCTTTTGTTATATACTCATTAAAAGCATCAGAGTTATCAGTAGTATCTTCTTCTAAGAAAGTTTTAATTCCTTGGAACTGTTCATCTGATATAGGCCCTTCTTCTTCTGTAGAAAAAGAATTACGAAAATAATAATCTGCAAGTTTAGAACCTGTCTTACCTTCTACTCCAAAAAGATCATCTGGAAGAACACCATTAAAATCTTTTTTATCTGCAATAGCATCAATAGCTACAATAGCTTTTGTAGAAACTGAATCTATAATTTCATTGTAAAGATTTAGATCATACTTAAATGAGTCCACCATTCTAAATGCTTGCTCAGAAGGCCTCAAACTTGTTGCTTTTCTAAAGAACTTTGTAGGTATAGAGTTTGACTCTAATAAACTAAATGCTTGATTAACACTTAATGGGCTCCCAACCATAGCTTTAATAAGATTCCACAAGTCGCTAAAGAACTTAGCAATTCTGCTTGGGGTAGAAATATTTTCTTGAACTAAGGTATACTCTCTAAATCCTTCAGCTAATTTTTCTTCAAGAACTAACTCTCTTGCTTCTGTTGCAGACAAAGAAGGATATGCTTTTTTCATAGCACTTACTTCTGCTAAAGTAGGCTTGCCATATGTTTTTACTGCATCTGCAAAAAGCTCTTTTCTTTGTGCATCATTTAAAGCTGTACGGAAAAACATGTGGAACCCCTCATGATATTCTGTACCAACTTCTGCTAAGGAGTATAGATAAGCTGCCCCGTTTTGGACATATCCATGAACTGTGTCATCCCCAATTTGAGATAACGTATTAAATATAAATGCAGAATCTTTACCAAATCTTGCTTCTAACCATCTTTTAGCTCTTCGAGTATTAATTTTTTTAACAGACGAATCTGAAGGCTTTCTCCTAAAAGGAGGTAGTTCTGGTGTAAGTGCTTTATGTTCTTCAACAGCTTGGTGATATGCTTTTTGAGCAGCGTTAAGAACCGCAGCATCGTTTCCTTCTTCTGCTTTTTGCAATTCCTCCCAAAGCCTGTCTACTTTTTCTACAGCAGCTTGTATTTTAGGATCTTCTTCAGATGTAGTATCTTCTGTTGTTTTCCTTCTACGACGAGGATCTACTTTTATTTTTTTATTATTTGGGCTAGGTGGGGGTAAAGGGTCCTCAATATTAGGATCTATGACTGGCTTAGGAACAATAATATTATTTATTACATCCTCAGTATTTGTCTCTACTAATGTGTTTATACCAATAGCACTAAAAAAGCTACCTTCTAAATAAATCATATCAGACTGAAGCTTCGACGGACCTCCTTCTTCTAAAGGCTGGCTTAACTCTTCAAGATATCCTGGAGTATTCATACGTGCAGCATCAATTTGATACTTTAATCCAGCTATTGTTTTTTCTAAATACCCTTTAAAATCTCCTTCTAATATTTTCTTAACTTGCTCTTGGGTCTCAACTGGAAAAGTTTGTGCTTTAAATACTTGTCTTGTTGAATTAGTGTTAACATCTGCCTCTGCAGAATATTGACCAAGAGTAACAGGTATGTTTGCCATGCCTTTTTCAAGGCCTTCTGCAAGATTGTTAGCAGTAAACTGTCCTATTACTCCGTTTCCTAAATCTATATTTATAACTACATTACCATCTTTGAGGTCATCCTCAATAAAAAGTTTTTTACCTGCAGCGTAATCACCTATACCGGCTAATTCTTTTAACTCAGATGCAGCTTCCTTAGTATTTTGAAGCAACAAGTTTAAAGCAGTTACCTGGTCTGCTTTAATAAGATTAGAAGTACTAAGTTTAGCTAAACGGTAATTACCTTCTGGGTCTTTAACAATAGTAAATAGCTGACCTAGATTAGAAATATTTTCTCCTCGTTGTAATAAGTTTGTAATCCCCTGTATATCTTCTTCAGACATTCCTTCAGGAAATTGCACTCCTTCCTTTGTGTCCCAAACAGATCCGGTCTTTACTACAAGCATTATAGCTGGTTGATCCTCAGCCCCCTCAAACATCTTTATAACAGTCCTAAATACAGGCTTATATGTACCATCTTCTTGCAGGGTAACAGTATTATTGTAATTACTTATACCTGCCCCAACTGCCCCGCTCATTTTAGCTACTTTACCTACAACGTTTTCCCCATTTATTAACTTCTCATAAAGTTGTTCTCTTGCTGAGTTATCCCCATACTGATTAGATGCTATGTACCCAATAATCTCACCTTCGTGCTTAATAGCTATCTGAGCTAATTTAGGATTAGAATCTGTTTCATCATACTCTATTAACTCATACGTAACTTCTACATCAACTTTAGAGTTTTTATGCTTATGCTTAAAGTTAACAGGAGGAAGTCCAGGGAAACGTTTAGTAAACTCTTCATTAGCTATAGGTAACCCATTTTTATCTAATATTAATTTATAAGGTGTACCTCTTTCAAACTTAGATAAACGATTACCGTTTGCATCTAGTTGTATAAGCTCATATTGAAACGAAACTCCTTTTAAGGTTCCTTCTATACCTGATACAGTTATTGCAGATTCTGGCTCATTTGAGATTACTCCTTTCTTTTTAGTATTTTCAAAAAATTGTTCAGCCTCTAAATCTTTTCTTACTTGTTCTCTTTCTTCGTTAGTAGTAACATCAAACTCTCTGTCTTCTTCTATTTGACGTCTTCTTATCTCATCAAAAATTTCCTTATCTGTTATTACTATATCTGTGTTATTAGCTGGCTCTCCTCTGTTAGGGATATCAGATTCTTCTTCCGGAGAAGGCTTAACAATCTTAGGCTCTAACTCATTTGCTTGAGTTCTAACTTCAATTTCTTTTGCAAGAATTTCTTTTTCTAACTCATTAGTAGAATTATTTAATTGTTCTTGAAGTTCTGCTACACTTTTTGTATCAGCCTCTTCTTTAATTTTAAAAGCTTGATCTTGTCTTTCACGTAAAAGATGCCGCATAGAATCTTGCTGTTCTTTAGAAGCATTAGGATGAGATTTTATTATCTCTTCAAGATCTTTGATACCTACAGAGTTATCAATAGCATCTTTAGCTTCTTGATCTGTAATTTTTTGAGCAGCGGCTAATTCATTAGCCTTCATTTTTTGAATATACAAGTTCCTTTCTTCAGGAGCTTTAAACAAATTATTTAATGCATCTGCTGCTTGAGCTCTATCACCAGCTAAACTTACAAGATCTTGTAAAGCTGTCTCTAATATTTCAGCTTTTTCTGGATCAGTAATTTTTAATCTTTGTAATTCTTCTTCAGCTTTTTCAATTTTTTCTTGAACTCCTTTAGTAGATTCTTCAGTTAAAAGAAAATCTTTTTTAGAAAATCCTGCTGAACTTAGTCCTTCGTTTACATCACTTCTAAGAGATTCTATACGTTTATCTACATCTTCTAAAATTGCCATGTTATTATACACCGCTTTTTTATAGTACTGATGAGAATCAATTCTTGCGTTCTCTTCTTCTATTGCCTCTTTGGACATTAAAGATTTAAGCACCCCCCCTGTTTTTCTAGGGGTTGGGAATCTAGCTTCTACTCTATTGTGTATATCAACAAAATTGTCAATATTTTTAAGAGCAGAATCTACAATTTTATTCTTATCAAATATTACCCCATCCTCAATACCAAACTCTTCTTTAAATGACTCATCTGACATCTCTCTAGTGTCAGCTATACGTTGACGATACATATCAATACTACCTAACTCAATATGCATTAAAGCTTGAGATTGAATTAACCTTGCATGTGCATCTCTGTATTTTTTATGATCTCCTACTTTACCAGTAAACTTACCTTGAGCGTCTCTTTCAGGTAATGTTAAAGCAGTTTGCATGTCCTCCATTGCTTTTTCTGCTTGTCGGGCACCAACAGCTTTATTCTGAGCATTTTTAATATGAGAATTGTTCTTCATTCTCAAAATCTCCTGAGTATTTTTGTCTAAAGTTTCACGTTCTGCTTTCCCATTTTTAATAGACCCAAGTCCTCCAGTAGCTATACCAATAATAGCTCCCAAAAGCATAGACTCTCTACCATCTTTACTGCCGTACGTTTCCCCAAAGCCATGAACCACAGCTTCTGACCAATCTTTAATAGTATTGCTTTCTCCGTTTCTTTTGTTAGCAGCTAAATCTTCTCCAGCAATTTGAGTAGCGTACTGAGTTCCCTCTTGAGCAGCTTCAGATATTCCTGGTTTAATTAATTTCTGAGTTGCATTGATAGCTAACTTTTTCCACTTTGGGGAATCTGAAAACTTATCTACCCACTTACCTGACTTAGCTTCCTTTGAAACATTCCTATATGACTTTGCCTTTGGCATATACTTAGGACTAAGTACACCCTTTAAGGTTATCATATTAGTAAAAGAGAGTACCGCTAAGTTTGTCCCAAACACAACATTAGCTGCATAAGAAGCTCGATCTAAAGCTTTAGCTTTTCCCTCATCACTAAGATTTTCTACAGATACTTCTTTCCCAAGTTTCTTGCTTTCTTCTTGCGCTTCAAACTCTAATTCAGTTTTTTCTATACTTCGTAAAGATTCTCTTGCTTCAACAGAAGACTCTGCCCAGGACATCATTAAACCTAACTCCCCCTGCTGAGCAATTACTTTAGCTCTTTGTGCAGCCTGTCTAAGTGCTCCACCTGTTCCTTTAATAGCTTTAAAAGAATCCATACCTGTAAGTATCTTCTTTGTACCATTATAAATGTTAGCAGCTTTAGACCCGGCAGTTGTTGCTTTTGCAGCAGTTCCTATTCCTTTTGTAACAGCTGTTGCAGCTTTTACACCTTTTGCTACTGCTGCAGTAGCTTTTAATCCTCTTGCACCTACTTGGACTGCTCTTGCCCCAAGTGATAATGTACCCATACCACCTGTTGCGGCTACACTAAGAATAGAACCTAAAGAATACCCAAAACCATTAGCTGCTTTGTCAGCCCAAAAGTTGGCACTAAATACTCTAGTGTGCTCTCTTTCATCTTTAGTATAAAAATTTGGGGCAACCTCTCGTGCATATTCATTAGTAGAATCAATAAATCTACCAACGTGATTGTCATATAACTTAGTTACATCTTGATGATATAATGCTTCTCCTACACCAGCAAGTAATCCTACAGTGTTCTCAGCTACAGCTCCAACAGTAGTTATAGCGGCTTTACCTAGACCTCGTACCCATTTTTCAGTTGTGCTTTGTCTTTGTGCTCTAGCTTCATCCCAATCAGCATAAGGATTTAATGTTACTCCGTACGCAGCATAGCTATTTCTACCATGCATATCATTTTTAGAATGATGATCAGCAATTCCTGCAATATAAGAAGGTCCTTTAAATGCTTTTTGATTATAACTAGAAGGAGCTGTATATTCTAATCCAGGAATTTTACTTACAGGAGGCTTTACAGGAGCCATTCCAGGAATTTTAGATGTGGATTTATTTTCTTTAGGAGCCTTTACAGGTTCTTTAGGAGCATCAATTCCGGGTATAGCAGATACCTCAGGTGTTAACGATTCATTTTCCATTCTTATCTAATAATTTGTGTCTGGTACTATTCTACTTCCCCCATCTCCATTCATTAATATACTCTCAAAATCTGAAGATGTAACATCATATTCTACATCGCCTTTAACTCCGCTGTCACTTACAAATCTAGCCATTTTTCTCTTTACACTGCCATCCTCATTTCTTTCATACCTAACTTGTATTGAGCCTTTTCCTTCTGGGGCATCTACATAAAGCCCAGTTGTTTCATCTAGTTTTTCTGTATGATAAGGAATAGTTGCTGTATTCTTTTTATTCCACTGTCCTCCTTCAATAGAAGTCATAAACGAAATATACGAACTATCTAAATATTGTGCTACTCCTCCGTCTCCTAAACTCATTATGCTTCCTTGTTGTATAGGAACATAAAGTGATCCTGTTGAACCATCTTCTTTAGATGTCCAATTTACTTTAATCATAGGAGCTGCCCCCATAGGATTAACAGCTATAACACCGTAAGATGTCATTGAGGCATCAGCAGGAAGTTGATCGTTATCTCTAATATCGTTTATAGTAACCATATCTGCAGTGCTATTTGTAATAGTTTGCATTCCTCCGTCTTCTTTAGGCGCATACACCATTAAATCTGAAGCACCTGACATACCTCCTGTAAAGAGACCATTTAACCCATTTCTAAATGCTGCTTGTTTCTTTTGATCAAGACCCGGCATACGATCCATAGTTACAGTTGGGGCATAATCAACAGACCCTCCGGTAGAAGTATCAAAAGCATCGCTTCTAAGACCATTACCTTCCATAAATTCTAACATTTGTTGTTCAGGAGATTTCAAACTTGCTCCAGTGTGGCTAGCTGGGTCATCACTAAACCATGAGTGCACTCCAGCCCTAATTCCAAGACCTACAGTAGACATAATGCCTGCTCCCGGTCCAGCTGACTCTACCCCACCTGCAAAAGCACCACCAAAACCATCTTCACTTCCAGCGTTTTCTATTCCTCTGCTTTCTGCATTTTTTACATTATTTTTTAATCGTAAATACTCTGGATTATCTAACATTTCAGGAGATTGCTCTTCAAAATCTTGAGTAAACCTTTCAAGGTATGAAGCTCGCAACGCAGCAAAATTATTATATTGACTTTCGTACATTTTACGAGTACCTGCAGAAATGTCTGTTCCGTCTAGTTTCTCACGCATATCCATCATAGAAGCGTCTACACTTTTTATAGAAGCATCAGCTGTTTCATACGTTCCTCCCATAGGATCTGTATAAGTCATTGTCTCGTTAGAAATAGTTATAGCAGGAGTCTGAAGTTGAAATTGTTGTTCAAACTTTTTACGTAATTTCTCATTCTGTAACCACACTTTATCATAGCCTAGAATAGTAGAAGTACTTTGCTTATCTACAGTAGTATTCATAAGACCGTAAGATGTTAGATATTGATCTTTGTACTCTTGAATTCTGTGATTTTTATCTAACTCTTGCATAAGTTTAGATGCTTCTTCTGGGTCTTCCATTGCTTCAGCAATTTCAGCTTTCATTTTTTCTAGCTGTCCTCTCTGAGCTTCAAGCATTGCTGCTTTGTCTGAATCTGTTTCTTCTGCTATAGCAGCATCTAATCCTACTAACGCTTCATCAACATTCTTTGATGTTTCAGATAAATACTCTCCTTCTTTACCTTGCATTTGAGCAGCATGAATTTCAGACTTTCTGTTTAAGTAAGCCATAACTTCAGGCTTACGCATTACATTATCAAATACAGCGGCTACTCTTTCTGGGCTTCTTCCTGATTGATGTTGAGAAACTGAAGATTTTTGTTTAACAGTAAATGCTCCATCTTCTCCTGCCCCTAACTGATTGCCTTCATTAGAACGCTGATAATCATATTCTTCTTTCTCAATATTCCCAATTGCTTCCTCAAGCAAAGCATCAATACCTGGGTTATGAACAGCTTCTACTCCTCTAAAATAATTAGCTTGCCCAGACTCATCAAAAGAAAGTCCTTGGTATCCTTGACGAGAAAGAAGCATAGTGCCATCTTTGTCCTCACTGTCTATATCACCATCACTATATAATTTCTCTAACCCTTCTTGGTACGCCGTGTACTCAGATAAATTTTTTGCTAAAGGAGCTTTCTTTTTATTAAAATCTGTAGATGCTCTATAGATGTCTACGGTCATATTCTCAAAGTCACCTCTTTCCCCAAAGTCTTTAATTTGTGCGTCAGTGGTTTGAAGCAAATTTTGACGGTATTGTTTATCTAAATCAAATGGGGCAGCTATTACAGAAGCTTGTTGCTCATCCATAGCCTGAGTAGTCATAAAATTATTTACATATCTTTCACGTCTAACATCTCCTACTTGTTTAAACTTAGGGGCTCCATATGCAGAAGAACCAGAGGCTCCATATTGATGCGGCTTTTCCATTACTTTTTAGTTTTTCTTTTTCGGGTAACTTTCCCACGTTTACGAATATACGACTTTTTCATTCCTTTACGTGCAACTGAAGGGTTTTCAGCAAGTTCAGCATCTATCTTTCTTTGTCGTTTTTCTTTTCGAGTAAGACTCTCGTCTTCAGGACTTTGATTTTTTAAAGCTTGTTTTGCTCCAGGATTAGTAGACTTAACAGGTTTATTACGTCCAGCCCCTCTTGCGTATCCAGCTGTATTACTATTGTTTGCAAAAGACGTATCTAACGCTCTGTCAAATTCTCCATCTACTTGAGCTGATTGTGCGTCAAAAATATCTTGATCAAAATCTAATTTTTGAGTTCTCCTGTTTTGAACAGCGTTAACTATTTGCTCATTCTTAACTCGGTCTGAATTTTCATTAAAGTATTTAGCTCTATTACTGGCCATAGCATTAACTTCTCCTACACGATTAGCAGCAGCAGCATTGTTTCTTTCATTTTGAGCATTTATTCCTTTTTCTTGCCCGCTTCTATTCGTATTTGCTGTAGACTCTGCTAAGCTTATTTCACCTTGACTTTTTCTTGCATTAGCATCTACATTCATTTTAGCCGCTATTGCTGCTGGACCAGACAGTCCTGCAGTAATAGCTTGCTTTGTTCCTGCTGCTTGACTAGCTACTGCAGCTCGTTCTTGATTACGATTTTCTCTCCCAGTTTGAATGTTTTTAGTAAAGTTTGCTGCAGTCATTTGAGGCGTAACTTTTTTCTGCATTAAAGCTGGTACAGCTGAAAGCAATGCTCCTGTTGGTCGAAGCTTAGGCTTTTTAGATGTTTGAGGACACTTAGAACAATCCCCTCCTGGGCACGGATCGCCGCTAGGACATAAAGGAACCTCATTAACGTTAACTTCTTTTTCTGGGTCTAAAGGATCAATTTCTCCTGGTTCTATAGGTTTTTCATTAAGGTTACGTAACCTAGCTCCTGAAAATTGTTCCCCAAATAATTCAGATCCTTGTGTTCCTGAAGCATCAATATTACCGGTAACTCTTTGTGCATCATCAGCACTTGTGTACTCATCTCTAAAAGCTTCTCGTTTTCCTTGATCTGCTAACCATGAATCTGCTGCTGCAGAATCATACTTACCATCTTTCATTACATCCCCAAAGTCATAAAAATCTGCATTTTCTTCAAAGAAAGATTGAACTCCTGCATCATCTACATTTCCATAAACATTTTTTCTACTACTTTTTGCTTGATCTGCTCTTCTATCTGCAGTAACTTTTCCTTTTTCTTCGTAGTCTGCTTTTTGTGTAGCAACTCTTGCTTCTTCTGCGTCATATGCTGCAAGATCTTCATCGTACTGAGCCTGTTTAGCAGCGTTCTCCGTTTCTTTAAGTTTGTTACTTTCTCTTATCGGGGCATTAACTGTATCAGAAATAATTTCTTGTAAAGTTCTAGACTCATTTTTATCATTTGCAAGTACTGCATAAGCAGCATCTATTTCTGCTTTAGTAGCCTCTCTTCCTTCCGGTGTACCATTTTGATACTCTCGTCTCATCCCAAGCATTGCTTGTATCATGTTTGATCCTGAAGCAAGTTCGTTTAAATTTTTATCCTCAACTTGAGCTTCTTCATTCATGGCAACAAATTTTTCAGCTGTACTGTCTGCGTCTTTCTTAGTTGTTGCGTCAAGTATTTCTCTAAGATATGCCTGTGATATAGTGTGATTAGAATTATCTGCCTTCAGGTAATTAGAAAGAATAAAGCTTTCTTTTTTATTTTTAACTTTTTCATCTGCATCAGAAGAGGGAGTGTAGTTTACTTCTACTTCTCCATTCTCTACTTCTATGTCTTGAGTAACTTCGCTTCCATCTTCCGCCCTTGTTGTAGTTGTAGAACCATCTACAATTCCACTTGAGGATCCATCCCCGCTTTCTCCGTGCTCATTGCCTTGAAATTTATAATTACCAAATCCAATATCTATCTTTTTACCTCCTTTAACTTTTTTAGCAGCTCCATATCTAGCTATAAGGGGCCCACCTTTTTGGTAGTGTGTTCCCAATATTTTATTTACAGTGCCCCTAACCTGTTGACCTACATGAGGGAGAGTTAATTTAACTCCCTCTTTGAGATTACTAAATCCAAACTTATTTGGATGGAGATCATTGAGGGCTTCAATGGCTTCTTTATGTGCTTTATTCAGATCCTTACTTTCGTCATACGTTGCAGTATCAGTACCAACTTTCTTCCTCAACTCTTTATGTTTTTCATATAAAGTTTTATATTTTTCCTCCTTATCTTCAGTTCCTTTTTGGTATCTTGATGTTCCATATCTAGCTACATACTTACTCCCAGCTTGCCCGGGAAGATAAGAGTTTGCACCTTTACCTGAAGAAAATCCTGTATTAGGCCCTACAGCAGAGTTTTCTAATTGCATGTTTCTAGCTGCAGCTGTATTAGCTAACATATCATTGCTTTCCTTTAAGCTAGAAGTTTGATCTGATTGTTGTTGTTTTTTATTAGCCATGTAACCCGCTCCTGCTGTAATAGCCGCTGTTGCTAAATCTCCTGTTCCCCTTAATTTATTATTTTTTGCTGTAGCTGCATCTGCAGAAGCATTAGGTGTTGTAGGTGTTGCATTAGCTGTGGCTGCTGCTACATCAGGAGAAACTGTAGCATCAGGAGTAGCACCAGTCATACCTTCAAATTCTGCTAATTTATCAGTCACCTGTGGTCCCGACGCAACTGCGTTTTCTTCTTGAAGACCTTCTAGTTGAGAAGCTATTTCAGGATTTGCATGTAATCCAGCTTGTGCTTTTTTTCTTCCTCCAGCAATGCCCATAGATTCCGCAAAAGCTGCTTTTAATCTAATGCTTTTATCATCACTTTTTTTAGCACGTTCTATACAATTCGCTGTTACACGTCCTCCACAAAAACTTGTTAGTGCTCCTTTTTTGTTATTTTTCATTATCTATTGGATTTGCGGAAGCTTGTACCTGCAGCATACAAATGTACTAAATTTCCTTGAGAGTTATCAGTAATAAGTCTAACCCCCATAAAATGATCTATTAATTTTTTCTTCATGTACCAAGGTTTTTGAACGTCAACATATTCAGTGTTAACTGTTCCTTCTTTTGTAAACATAGGCTCTGTCTGTATATTAGATGTTACAGAAGAAGTAAATTTACCAGACACATTTGGACGTGCATTGCTAATTAAATTTCCTTCTGTAATGTCTATGTATTTAGTAGCGTCTCTAAAGTTGTTAACGTACCAAATACGATCTCGCATTCTAGCATTTGTAAGATAATGAATACCTGTAGGAATACCTGAAATTTGAGTAGAATTATACACATAATACGAACTAAAAGACGGATCTGTAATACGATCTGTTTGATCTGTATATGTTCTATTTATTTTTGTAGAGTCTGCCCAATAAAATATATTGCTAAATATTTTAGGAACTGAAGGTTCTGAATTTTCAATAAACTCTAGCTCACTATTGTTTAATTTTCCATAAAACAATCCAGGGGCAGAAAGGTTATCGTGCTCCCAAACAGTTAAAACACTATGATCGTCTTTCCCAGTTATACCTAATCCATGGCTATACATTTTTTGTGATGTATTCATGTAATAACCAGGCAAGTAACTGTGACGACTTCCCCATATTTTTAATTCCGGGTAATACGACAAAGTCCATCCACCTTGAGTAAAGTATTTAGGGTTACCATACCCTATAGGCCCACAAAAAACTTCAAGACCTGCAGGATTGCGATCTCCAGTTCTTTTGCCATCTTCAAATCCATCTGTAGGATCTGCGTCGGCACAATCTTCTCCTGCTATATAAGGAATTCCTTCACGAATTTCAATGTTTCCTGCGTAAAATTCAGAGATGAAAAAAGGTGTTGGTACAGGTTCTCTTTTTGTAACTAAAATACGTTTGTAAACAGGATCATATCCTAACGTAAATCCTAACGCATACGTTTGCATTGGGGCATCTAAAAAGAATCCAGCATTATTAGACTCTTCTGTAGTAAAATCTACACCAAATGTTTCTAACACATATGGCATATTGGTTCTAAACCATTTATACATCCCTGCCATAGTTATATCTTCTAACCCTTCTCCAGATACTTTATAAATAGATTTGTCTTTGTAATTAATATAAAAATGTCCAAAGTGTGTAGTAATATGAGCATGTCTTGAAGTAGTTCCACCGTATCCTATATCAGAACTCATAAGTTCTTTAGGGGATATTCCAAAAATATTACCGCTACCAACAAAAGCAGTTGTTGCAGATATTGATAATTCTTCATTACCGGTTGTTTGGTATAAAGCTCGCTCAGAATTAATATATAAAGTACCAGACAATGAGAATAAAGCTTTAATTGCTCCTTTGTCTGAAGGTATATCTTTATACTCAAGAGCTAAAAACTTTCTAAACCCGTCTGCTAAAGACCCAGAGTCTACATTAGATCTAGCTATTCTTGTAGGGAATTTATCAACTTTAGCTAATCTTGCGTTTATTGGTAAAGGAACTGCAACTTTTTTTGTTTGAAGTGCAGAGTAATGATCCATGTACAATAACTTATCAGACTTAGTGTAATCTTCTTCAGGAGTGTTAAAAAGAACTTCTGAAGCTGAATGCAGACCGAAGAATTTAGTGCTTTCTCCTTTTACAGAATCTTCTGCATGTCTAAATTCTAATAAATCATCAGACTCTACTATTACAGAAAACAAAGTAGAAACAGGATTTACATTTCCTTTTACCCAGTTTAACGTATTATTAACTACGTCAAACATTTTGCTTTTTAATGAAACTGCGTCACTAGCTTGACTAGTTTCAGTAAAATCAAAATTGTTAAATCCGTCAGCAGTTATGTCCCAAATAGGAAAACCTCCCGATGTCCCAAACTCCCCACTTAATGGATTTAAATTTGTAGGAATATCTCCTTGAAATGCACCTTTTCTATGCCCATTTCCAGCAATAGTATCCCCAATAAAATCACCTAATGCAGAAGGGTTGTCATCAACTAAATCTCTAAAGACAGGATCTCTTTTAAATGACGAAGCTCTAAAGTAAGAATGCCCGTAAGATTGTGATGTAGTTCTAAAAGTATATCTAGATATGTATGTGTCTCCACCATAAATAATGTCACTACTAGCTCCTTTAAAATAATGCTCAGTAGAGTGACCATCCATAGTAGAAGTTGCTACTCCTTCTTCTAAATCTTCTGCATCTTTAAATTGTATTTTATGAAAATATCCTGTCCAAACAAGACTTTGTTGATCAAACGGATTAAACACATCTGTTTTTGTAGCACAAATATTTACTAACCACGACATAGGTAATCCCATGTCTCTTCTCCCAGCAGACAAACTGTAGTTTAATCCTCTAAAAAATTCAGGATTTGCTTGAGTTGCTACGCTTGTTGCGTAATCTTCTGCTTCTACACTATCGCCCATACGTTGATATGCATTAGGGACTCCATCAATTGCAGCATCAGGATATAGCCATCTATTTCCTTCTCCCCATCTAGTTAATCCAGCTCTATCATTTCCAAAAGCGTTTATTAATCCTGGAATATGACCTCTAAGATGCGGCAATCCACTTACTAAACTAAATGCCATACAAGTTTCTCCCGCTTCGTTAAACAAATATTTTGCTCCTTTAAATGCTGCAGGATTTCCACTAGAAAATACAGATCTTCCTGGAACATAGGATGCTCCTTTTGGCTCTATTACTAAGTTTATTGCTTGATTAGATTTAAATTCACCGGTTGACCAAAATCTATTAAGTCCCCCAGCATAAGTACCAGGACTAGTTATAGATCCAGATTTATAATCTCCACCTTTAATAATAGATTTTTCCCCAAGAACAATACTTGGACATATATATGCTGAACCAATCATTACTGAAGTAAACCAAGCTCTTACTTTAGCAGCTTTAGCTTCTGTATCTATAATAGCTTGTGGTAGTTTGTCATTATTACTAACATAAGTGCCACTATAAGATTCAATGTTAGGCTGTATGTTATCAAGATCTTCTATTGTTCCTTTTCCTCTTTTTAACTTTCCTAAATCAACGTTGTCTCCGTCAGAATTAACTTCTCCCCCAAAATTAAAATCGTCTGTAATATCTAATACATAGTTTTTTCCAGGAATATCATCTGCAACAGAGCCTTGCGTAATACTTGTTATAGAATTATCACGAATATCTGCATAAAAGTAATCTGTAGTATTACGCATACCAACACTAACCCATCCCAATGATGGGAAAGTTGTACTTTCTTGAGAAGCTCTTCTTCTTTGACTTTCTAGATCATTATAGTTATTAAAGTTTGAATACGTCTGCTGTGTAGGAGTATTTAAAAGATCATTGTATTCGCATCGAGGAACAAAAATTCCTGGTCCACCCATGTAGTGTCTAAACATTACCCCATATACGCCTTGAATATGTGTAGCTGCAGTTAACGTTGGTGTTTTACGTAACATGTTAAAATCATGAAACGTAAATACAGGGTTTCCATAATACCTTCCTGGTTGAGAAGTAGTAGGCAGCCATGAAGAAACAATATCAATTGCTGAATCGTCTGTATGATCTAACCCTCCATATAAATAGAAACTTTTATGATATGGTCCTTTTCTTGCTATAGCTAAAGATTGCTGAGCAACACTAGCGTACCTAGGATGTCCAGGAATAGCAAGACTTTGACCCAAAATAGTTTTATCTTCTTGTCCTCTTTTTGCATAATATACTTTATATCCTTGAACTTTATTAAGTAAATGAGGAGGTATTTTAACATTATCAAGTTGAATTCCTAAAGTCCTAATCTCCTCATTAGTGGCCATAAATTCATTACTTCCTGTTAAATTCATAGAAGTATTTATAGGTCCTCCATCTTCTTTTAAAATGTTTTCAGGTAAAAATCTTCTACCAGAATCAAAAACTGTTACATCTTCTGATGACCCTTCGCTACTTGTTCCCCCTACTGTCTTTATGTATGAAAATGCTGGATCTGCATTAGATGGCATTTTATGATGTCTTACATTTTCAAGAGAAATATCTAAGGTGGGGTCTGCAAAAATTACTCCTTCTGTAGTTATATCTTTCCCTTTAAAATCTTCAGAAACTGGATATTTTTCATTCCTGTTTTCCCAAAACCCAGTTGTTTTCCCAGCAGCAGTATGAGTGTCTGTTACTTGATAAACAAATAGATTTGGGTTACTTGCAAGTAATTCCTCTCTATGCAATCCTGAAGCTGCATAATGTACAGTTGCATTATGTTTAGCTAATAAATCACATTCTTTTAATATTACATCTTCAGGAACAATATTTTTATCTATTCCTAATGTACTATTATCCGGTCTTGCATTAGCATCATTATAAATTTCTTCACACCTTCTTCCAGGTATATGGTATGCATATGTCTCTGTACCATCATTTAATACAAATGATATATAA